ACTTCCCAGGCCCAAGCCTGTTTAGATGCCTTCAGAACCATTTCCATATCGACGATGAGGTTGTGTACGAGTACCTTCATATTAGCCAAGCCCCTCTATGTGAACGCCCAGCGTACCGGCAAGTGTACCGGCAGCAGTTGTGACAGAGGCCCGCATGTACTGGTAGCAGACCGCTTCAACAGCGGTAATACCATCACCAAGAACAGCAACGGCAATATCCGCCGTCCATGTGGAGTTATCGTTTGATCCATCAACCGCATAAGCTGGGACAGTACCCGTTTGCCCTTGCGGATCAAAAACCACACGACATTTACGTCCAGGAAGGAACGGCGTTTTCCCGCCCACATTCACCGCAGTAAAATCCTGCGCTGTTGCAGCAGTACCGGCTTCCAGAAGAATTACAGTTTTGGCACTCATGATAATCTCCTTATGAGCCTGTTGCTGAAAGAACCGCCATTGCGCTCGGACGAGTAATCGTCATAGCACCGCGCCATGTCAGACCCCAATAATGGGTGTATCTGTCATACGCTCTTGGTGGCTTACGAACAACCATGTCCTGCCCCTGCGCTGGACGCAGCTTAATGAACCTGGTGTTGATGAAGTAACAACGGGAATCCCATTGCTGAGTAGGACTGAGAGCCGCTTCCAGATCGTCAGTGACCATATCCCATATGATCGGCAGACCCTTGTAGAACAGGCCGGTATTTCCGCCGTCAAGCGTAAATCCGCCTTTCTGAGCGACATTAACCTGCATGACCTGATCAGCTTTAACGGCTGCGCGATAAGCGTCAATGAACACACTGCCGGCCAGAATCATGTTTGGCGAGTTTCCGCCAACTCTGGTACAAGCCCGCCATGTATCTTCCATCGAATCAAGCATGTTGGCAATGGTCAAATCCAAATTTACCTGATTGCGCCAGAAGGCATTAGCAGCAACAGAACGATCAATGCCGCCAACTGTTCCGGTAGTCGGATCAATGGCGATAAAGGCGTCAAGTCCTGGGATTGCATCGGCGTCCTGAGTGCCATCCAAGTGAAGGTCATAATCGAACTTCTCCTTGAATCCCAACATCAGGGTTTCGGTGTTTTCTTTCATCAGATTGATGAATTGATGCTTTTCGCTGGTTGTTGCGGCGGCACCAACGTCATCAGTGACAGTGATGTAGTTCTGCAAGAGTTCTTCTTCAGTTAATGCAAAACCGTCATGGGCAGAACCCCATCCAAAGTTTGCTTCACCAAGAGTATCCTTACGGTTGTAGTCAACCTGTTCGTCCGGCCCGAACCACTGGAAATTAGCGTCATTGGTAAGGCGCAATTTCTCATTGATGTACTGCTTCGCACCAGGAAATGATTTCTTGGTACTCTGAAGCATTTTCAGGAGAGGGCGTTCAGTATTGTACAAATCTTCGGGTTTCTGCTTGATAATGAAATCAATAGCAGCTTTACCCGCTTGTGCAATAGCGTCTGCTGTAAAAGGCATGGTCATGTCCTCAAAGTTAAGTGAAAGTTCCTTTTCACCGCTTTGAGCCGCACGACTTCTCAATACTGTGCTGCGGGACGCGACCCCCACTTACTGCAATTAAGCGTGTGGCTCAATAATGCCACATAAAAAAAACCCCCGCAACTTGTACGGGGGCAATTTCGTCGGATGCGTACTACACTATCAATACTATCATCGAGCAAGAGCCTGATCAACTGCTTCATAAATACTTCCTGGCTCTTTAAAAACATTGGTTGCAGCCGGCGTAACCCCGCCTGGACGAATCGAATTTGGTGAGGAAGTCGATGGTTTTGGTGCTGGTGCGGCCGCAGGAGCAATATCAGGCAGGTTATTATAAGCCTCTCTGATAGAATCCAGCCACAACTCGGGGTTATTCGGGGCGGCTCGAGCAATGGATTGAATAATCGGAGTCAAATACGGCATTTTCATTGTAAACCCGGGATCATTTTTATACAGGGTTTGGCCGTATGTTTTAACATCTTCAAGGGCGCCATTTACTCTCCCTTGCAACTCCGTAGCCTTATTGGTTTCCGCCGAACGATTTTGCACAAGCGCAGACGTAGCCCTAGCGCCGGCAATTTCAAGCGCGTCTTTCTCATCCAACATGCCATCATCTACGCGCTGTTTCAGGTCAACATGGTCATCCAACGGGTTGTAGCCACCGGGCGCAGATATACCTAATTTCTTAGCCACCATCCCCATAGCATCGGCCATAGCCTCGTAACCGCTACGAATAACCGCAGGATCATTGGAATTGATAGCCCTCATCCAGTCCAGCACAACCGTAAACTGTTCCTGATTTGTGCCTGTTCCTTGAATGGTTTCGCGCCAACCATCAGATTCTTCTTTGACAGCATCCCGTTCAGCCGCCATCGCATCCCGTTCAGCCGAAAGTTCGTCATACTTTTCTTTTACGGTTTCAAATCGCTGTCTCGTCTTTTCCGGAGTACCTTCGTCCAAGGCTCCAAACTCGTCAGAAGGCTTGGCTTCTTCTTCGGCTGGAGGTTCTTCTTCGGCTGGAGGTTCTTCTTCGGCTGGAGGTTCTTCTTCGGTAAGAGGCTCATCAGCAGTTGGTTCCTCAATAGGAGGTTCTTCGTCTACCGGAATTTCAACCGGCGGCGTATCGTCGGCGTCAGCCGGCGGAGCATCACCGGCCAAACTAGCGTCCATTGCCGCAATGATGTCCTCATTAGGGATTTCATCAATATCCAGTTCTTCTTTAGGTGTTTTTGGCATTTTAAACCTCAGTAGGTAGCGGGTTAGGCGCTGGCGGCAATTCGCCATCGGTAGGGACTTGTTGCGGCTGTCCTTGCCCTAACATTTCTTCAACGATGTATTTTGCCGGCGGCCCAAATAGCGGGGCTTTCTCTACTGCCGCAGCAACATCCTTCAAGGCACCGGCCTGATCCTGGCCGATTGTAGCTTTTTCAGCTTCAGATAATTCCTGACTCGTATTTGACTTAACTACTTCAGGCGGAGGTACAGGCAGGAACTTCTCAATATCTGCAAAATCATCAAGTCGGTTCCTGGATTCTTCAAGCATAGCAATCCAAGGCTTAGCAGCCCATTCCTGCCCCTGCATACGCGCCTGTCCAATACGGTCAATCAGATTCTCGAACAACGGCATAAGCGTGGCCCATGCTTCTCGATCAGTATTGGCTTTCGGCTTTCCAGTGCTTCCAGCCTTAATCTCCACACCAAACAGGCTCAATGCCTCATCCGTAGTCATTTCAACCCATGTTGAATCAGGGCCGGCATAACGGATAGCGTCAGCCTCGTCCATAGTTTGCAGGATCAGTTGAACCGTGTATTCAGCCAGTTCAGTAAGAGAATCCTCTAGCGCATCCAAGCGGGCGCCGGTTCTGGCACCACGGCCAGATTCCATAATTTGAGCCTCGGTAGCTGTTTTCTCTACCTGGATACCGCCTTGCACAGCATCTTGAGCGCCGGATACTTTCTCCATTTCCTGTAGAATGATTTCAGTATCATATAGAGCCGCGTCAATGCCGTTATATGCCTTTGGCACAAGCAGGGTACGCAGATCAACGTCCACCTTCAAAGGCTTTATTCCAATGTATTCTTGCGTAGTGGAAGCAGTCAACTTCTTTACGCTATCCGGATCAATCTGTTGTTCATTGAACATGATTGACGGAATGGCCCGCCGACGATGTTCCGCATAATTCGACCGGATACGAGCATATTCTTCTGCAAGGTGTTTTAGCTGGTACACATCAGACTGAGGCCACCTGTCACCATCAACAAAGTGAAAGCCGAGTGAGAAGCAAGGGTAGAACCTGGCTCCAGTCCTGGGAGCATATGGCTTCCTTGCCCACCTGTCCGTAATACCATCAATCATGGTCATGACTACGCCATCACGAAGCGACCATATTTCTGTAAATCTATAGAAGCCGTCCGGGTTTTCGGCGTCCGAACTTTTATCTCCATTATCAATTACCCATAAGTTTGCCTGAGTGACCATGCTGTCATCTTCTTCACCTTTCCTCGGGCGCTGCATGTACAGGTTAGCAGTTTTCAGCTTGTCAGCATCTTCTCCTGTCCATCCGGTCAGTTCCAGCGCAAAATCCCTGTCCTTATATAAATCAAAGGCAATCCAAGGTGAGTTTAGGTAGTTCTCTACTTCCCCGCAGTCAGGCGCCACAATGACATCTTCAGGCGCCATAATGTCCAGAACAACACCTTCCGCTACTTCTCGTTCTAATTTAGCTTCCAGTGCTGTGATATTCATGCGTATTTTTTCAGCAGCCAAGTCGTTGTCATCCTCCCCGCCTTCCATTTGAGCCTTTAATGACTCAATGCGGTTGAGATTGTTTTTCAGATCATTGATTTCTGTTTCAGTAAGCGGGTCACGCTCGGTGCGCGTCTGCATGGCTGCCTTGATCCAGCCAATGCCTACTGTCATAGCACCACGAACCCAACGCTTTGCAACGCGCTTCAGGCCAGCATCTTTCAGTAACCTGGAAGCCATAACTTCCAATGTTTCTGATACTTGACGGTACTGGCCGATCATCTTGCGGTTTACCGTAGGTGAAGGCCGTACAGATATGTCCGGGTTTTTGGCGTATAAGAAAGCGGCTAAAACTTCCAGTATTGCCCCAATCAAGTTCGTATCAACTAACCAACGCTGTTGTCCTGGAAGTGGATCATTACGCGCTACGCGCCGGTCATCAGCCCATTGCTCCCTTGCTTTTTTGTCATGTTTTCTGGCACGTTTGATTTTATCTGACCAGCTTACGATCAACTTTCCTTGCTGTTCTTTTGCCTTTTTATCATCGGCATCACGTTTTTCAGCCTCATCTTGAGCCGTCATCGCTTCCGTGATTTCATCGTACCCTGTGCCTTCTACCATGATCTACTCCGTTTTATGGCTGTTCCAACGGTTTCGGTGCCGCTATTGCGTTGATAAGCCCTGGAAGCTGCATAAGCGTTTGGCCTGCTGCTTGTTCAATGTAACTGCCTGTAGCAGATTCAGCGCCAAAGGTGAATTTAACTGCTGATCCATCAGCCTCGGTACGCTCATAAAGGACGGTAGGTTTTTCAAATTGCCGCATAGAGGAAGTGTGAACCTCAGTACAAGTCAAACCGCCATGAGGACACGCTTTTATGTCATAGGTCGTGCAGCCGCTAAAGGCTACCAATAAGACCATGAAAAGCAATACAACACATACTGCTATGAAATTATTGAACCATCTAACGCTCATTTCTTTCTCCCAGCACCAATTCTGACACCAACATAAACCCACCATGCCCGAATCTTTGACATACCATCGGCTAAGCAGATTTCCCGTAGGATTTTATCAGCCCGTTTGCGGTTCTTCCACGGAATGACAGCTTCGTGCATCAACTGGTAAAGCGCGTCATGGAACAGACTTCCGCGCATAAAGTTGGCTGTATCAATGGCAGGGCCGGATGCCCCATCCCATTCGTACCCTGAAAAGCAAGTCAAAACTCCGTTGGCTAGACTCAGGTATTCACTTATGTAGGGGGGATCGCAAGGAACCAGCACCAGATAATCATTGGTTTCATCCAAGCGCCATTTGTACTTCCCGCCAAAACTGTATTTGATTGAGTTGCTCATCTACCATTCTCCATTCAGCATTGCATAATAGAGCCTCATGCTCCGCTGGCCTACCTGTCTAAACCATTTGCTGTCTTTCATTTGCTGCGCCATATCAAAATAATTTAGCGTTTCAGCAGCTTCAATCATCTTAACAAATCCACTCAATCGTGTTTTCCCAAGATTGTACGCCATATTTACCAGAACCTCCTGGCGCACATGGTTCATGTCATCAAAGCGGGTGAACAGCGATTGTGCGTCCATACAGGAAAGGAACAGTTCGGCCCTCATTACCTCTCTTGCGTTTGCCTCAGAAATAGATTCATCCGACAAGGTGACTGGCCTGCCAAAGATACGGGTAGTCCCATAGCCAATAGTCGCAACCCCAACTGTATCAAGGTACGGCTCTGCCCTGAATCCCTCATCCAGACAAATACGGGAGTCAAGGCGCTGATAGTTCATTCTGGCGGTTTCAAGTGCTGGCAGTTAGGTTTCTGGTCAATCAGGCATTGGCGATACAGTCTTGCGCCTGAAATATCTTTCTCGATATGCGCTATTTCATTGCCAGTTTTTCCAGTAGCCAAAGAAATCTGTAGCTGCATTTCATAGTCGCGGATAATTTGCGAAGCATTAACGATCCGAAATTCCTCGGTATGAGCCGTAATGACATTCAGTAATTCGTGAAATTCTTTCTTATTGACCAGTTCAGACCGTTCTATCGAAGCCTGTGATGCGATCCCTTTGTGTTCCTCCTGCGCCCATGCAAAAACATAGTACAGCGAACATACAACCCCAACCGCAAGGCCAATAGATATTTTCTCATCCTTGAGAGT